TGGAATCTATACTGACAATAACTCTGATTTTCGCACAGCTTACCCTGTCAACCTGATTCCAGTACCAAAAGGACAGGGGATTTCAGCTGGATACTTGCGACCAGCTGAAGGCATTAACCATATTGCAGACTTACCCGGTGTAGATCGTGGCGGTATTGTCTGGCGTGGTGAGCATTACCGGGTGTGTGGCTCCAAATTTGTCAAAATATCTGAAAACGGTGGAGTGATAGAGCTTGGATTAGTGCAATCGGGCGGACAGTGTTCATTTGATTACTCGTTTGATTATTTAGCTATCAATGCTGGCAATGNGCTGTATTTATACAACGGAACATTAAAGCAGGTCGCTGATTCAAATTTGGGAGCTGTGCATGATGTGATNTGGGTGGATGGTTATTTCATGACAAGTGATAGCAACAACATTGTTGTCACGGAGCTAAATAATCCTTTTGAGGTAAATCCGCTTAAATACGGTTCTTCTGAAGTCGATCCCGATCCTATTGTTGGCCTAATCAAACTTCGAAACGAGGTCTATGTTTTAAACCGCCACACTACTGAGGTTTTCGATAACATTGGTGGCGAGTTTTTCCCATTCCAGCGTATTGATGGCGCTCAGACCATGAAAGGCACACTCAGCAAAAAAACATGCTGCGTGTTTCTGGATGCAATTGCCATGCTGGGCGGTGGCCGAAATGAATCGATCAGTGTTTATATTTCATCTGCCGGAGCGGCACAGAAAATTGCCACACGTGAAATTGAACAGATTCTATCTAATTACACAGAAAGGCAATTAGCCGCATCACAACTGGAATCACGGCAGATTGAAGGACACTCATGGCTTTACATTCATCTACCTGATCAAACACTGGTTTATGACGCGACCGGAACACAATCCACCGGTCAGCCGACCTGGTTTATTTTGAATAGTGGTGGCGGCTATAAAGCTCGAAATATGACCTATGCCCACAACCAATGGTTTGTTGGTCATACAACAGAGCCAAGGCTTGGCGTCTTAACTAATCAGACCGGTGAGCATTGGGGTGATGAAATTGAATGGCAGTTTGGCACAGCCATTGTTTACAACGAATCAAGCGGTGCAATCTTCCATCAACTTGAATTGGTGGCCTTAACTGGGCGTAATGCCTTCAATAAAGAATCCCGAATTTATACGCAATATTCTGTTGATGGTGTCGAATGGTCCATGCCTAAATTTATCAGCGTTGGCAAGCGCGGAGAGCGCACAAAGCGCCTTGTGTGGTTCCAGCAGGGCTATATGCAAAACTGGCGTATACAGCGATTTACAGGCACATCAGCAGCACGATTATCAGTTGCAAGACTAGAGGCAAAAGTAGAGCCATTGGGGGTTTAAATGCTAGTTAGACCTAAAAAACCAAGTCGGGAAGAACTTGCTAAGATTTTTAAAGACCCAAGAACTTTAAAAGCTTTTGAGCAAGTTTTTGAGATTCTACCTGGTGAGATTAATCGACAAGATGAAAACCTAGATGAAATTCAATTTCAGGTCGAGAGTGCAGCGGCTCAAGGTGCTTTAGCAATCGCCTTGATTCACGCGGTTGAAGCTTTAGCAGCAGTTAAGGCAATGGAGCCAGTGCATCAGTGCAATTGCCAGCATGACGACTTAACACCACGTTATGAGCATGTTGCGCCTGACCATATCGAACCCATCCAAATTCAATATCAAGAAATTAACTCATTGGAGCTAATCTAATGGCTGTCAAAGTAAAAAATATTATTCCATCAAAACGTCTGGAAGATGTTCAAACCAATCAACATATTGCATCGGTTAAAACCATGATTGATAAGGTGACAGTAACCAATACCACAGGAGCAGCAGTGACGTTTAGTTGCAATCTGGTGCCGTCAGGTGGTGCTGTAGATGATGCTAACGCAATCATTAAGGATAAGGCTGTTGCAGCTGATGAAACCTATGTTTGCCCAGAGTTGGTCGGTCATGTTTTAGAGCCTGGCGATGCAATTAGTATGATTGCCAGTGCTGCTACTTCACTCACTATTCGAGCATCAGGTCGAGAGGTGACTTAATATGTCGAACCTTATTGTCGCTGATCTTGAGAAAGAGATGCTAGAAATGCCGCAGGCTGATTGCCCTGTGGCGCATCACTTTGGACCAGGCATTTATATTCGTGAAGTCACATTGCCAGCAGGTATTTTTGCAGTCGGGCATGCTCAAAGATATGAACACTTAAACATCATGCTTACAGGAAAAGTGGCAATTGTTGATGGTGATCAAGTACGAGTGCTTGAGGCTCCATTAATCTTTACAGGTAAGCCAGGTCGAAAGGTTGGCTATGTGCTTGAAACGTGTGTATGGCAGAACGTCTACGCTACGAATGAAACCGATATTGACACACTAGAAGCACATTATTTAGATAAAAGTAAAACTTGGGAAGCTTACGATAAAGAGCATTCGAAAATAGAACATGCGCTCAATCAACATAATCGCGATGATTATGCGCAGGTGTTAAAAGAATTTGGTTTTGATGCTGATACTGCCCGCCAACAGGCTGAAGAAGAATCAGATCAAATTGATATGCCTAACGTGTTCAAAGCCGTTGTACAAGTCCGAGATTCCAATATTGAGGGCAAGGGTCTGTTTTTAAGTTGGCATATTGCTGCAGGGCAAATCATCGCTCCCGCACGTATTGCAGGAAAACGAACACCCGCAGGTCGTTATGTAAATCACTCAATGAACCCAAACTGCAAATATGTAGCCGATGAAAATGGCGATATATATCTCGTGTCTTTGCGGGATATTGATGGTTGTAAGGGTGGGAGTAAGGGTGAAGAGCTAACTGTTGATTACAGACAGGCTTTAACACTAAATAAGGAGTTATCTAAATGTCAGGAATAGCAACAGCGGTAGTTGGTAGTGCGGTTATTGGCGGTGTGATGTCTTCAAAAGCACAAAAAAGCGCAGCCAATACAGCCGCCAATGCTCAAATTGATGCATCTGAAAAGAGTGTGGAAGAACAGCGTCGACAGTTTGATGCACTTCAAAAACTCTTAAAGCCTTATGCGGATGCAGGGCTTAGTGGTTTGACTGGTCAACAGGACTTGCTTGGTATTAACGGTACAGCAGCGCAGCAAGCAGCGATTAACAATATCAACAACAGCTCTGAAATGCAGACCTATTTGCAACAAGGTGAAAATGCCATTTTGCAAAATGCATCGGCTACTGGTGGTCTGCGTGGTGGTAACACTCAAGCCGCATTAGCGCAGTTTAGACCACAATTGCTTAATCAGCTAATCAATCAGCGTTATCAAAACCTAGCAGGCATGACTGCACTGGGTCAGAACGCAGCAGCAGGTACAGGTAATGCTGGCATGCAAACAGCTAGCAATATTTCAAACCTGTATCAACAATCTGGCGATGCACAAGCTGGTGCAGCAATGATGAGGGGTCAAGCCAGTGCGAATATGTGGAATGGGGTGAGTAGTACAATTGGTACGCTCGGTACAATGAAACTTATGAAGATGTTTTAATTATGGCTATTGAACAAGCGTATCTTCAGCAGGGGTGGGGTAATCCATTTCAAGCTGTATCAGCAGGGTTGGCTCAAGGGTTGCAGATCGGGCAATTCATGCAGGCTAAAGAATTAGCAGAGCGTGAAGCTATTCAGAAGCAGCAGATGCAGCAAGAGCTATCTGCTTTTGCATCAAAACCCAATAAAACTCATGATGACTATGCGAACATTATGGTGCGGTTTCCATCTTTAGCAGAGGACTTTAAGCGATCTTATGATGTTTTGGATACAGGTCGTCAGCAAGCATCCTTCAAAACAGCCTCTCGCGCCTACTCCGCGGCTGCTGGTGGAAGAGCGGATATAGCAAAATCTATTCTTGAAAATGAAGCTTTAGGTTATGAAAATGCAGGGGATAAGGCGACTGCTGACCAAATGCGTAATCTTGCAAAAATGGCAGATCAAAATCCAGATGGTTTTCTAGCATCAACTGGCTTATTCCTCGCATCAGCAAACCCTGATAAGTTTAAGGAGACTCTAGGCGCATTAGGTGAAAACCAGATGCTGCCAGAGGAAATTAGTCTCAAGAAAGCGCAGACTGAAAAAACCAAAACTGAAACGCTTTGGTACGGTGATAAAACTCAGGCTGAGATTAACAACCTTGAGTCACAAGTTGAGGATCGTCAAACAGGTCGTGTTCTTGAACAGCAGAAAATGCAGCTACAGAATGATCAGTTTTATGCGAAGCTTGATCAGGATCAGCAGCAGTTTTATGAAAACTTAAATCAGGAAGAACGCAAGCTTGCTCAGACTGTATTTAATGTGAGAGAAAAACCTATTGAGCGAATGGAGCGACTAGAAAAGGTTGAGGGCTTTGCTGCGGCAGCTAGAAATGCGGCAACAGGTGCGCAAAATGCAGCAAGTCTTGCAAGTGATTTAAAAGGATTAAATGAGTCAGCAGGCAGCATTCATGATATTGGAATGCGTCGAGTTCCTGGCACAACTGAATACAACTACGCACAAAAAATTGAAACCTTAAAGTCTCAAATTTTCTTGTCGCAGGTTGATCAAATGCGTGGTCTAGGCGCTTTAACAGAGTCTGAGGGCGCTGCATTAAAAGCATCTATTGCATCAATTGATTTAAATCAAGACCCAGCAATTATTCAGAAGCACTTGACTGATGTTGCTAAACACTTATCTAAGGCTGCGCAAACCGCAAACAAGAAAGCTCAAATCTATGCAACCAAAGGCAAAGGCTATTCAGCCGAAGTGGTGGAAGCCGCAAAAGCTCGTGGCGTTTCACCTGCGGAAATGCAGCAGATTGCTAATCAGCTAGGGATTGAGTGATTATTTTGTGATAATCTTTCTTTAAAAATAAAGAGGGGTTATCACATGAAGAATATTATTTTGACTGGATTTTTACTTGGGGTAATTCCTGCCCCATCTTATGCGTCTGACTGGATGCATGTATTCAACTCGGACACAGATAAATATTATATTGATCTCGATAGTATCAAGACTGTAAATAGTTATAACAAGGACTTAATTCAGGCTTGGTACAAGATGGAGGTGTATAACGATACAATTAAAGATGGGATGGGTGTTGGTGATAAAGCATTGGTTTTATACAATATTGATTGCAGAAAAGAAACCATGGGTGTTTCGCAAGCTATAAGATATAAAGGTTCAAATCCACTTGGTGGGAGTTTAAATATCAAGGTGCCAAATATGCGAGCTGTAATCCCAGATACAATTGGAGCGGAAATGCTTGATCGAGCTTGTAGTATTTATAAAATACAAGAAGATTAGCGCATTCGGGTATTTCACAAAACCATAAAACTCAATTTAATTAAACACGAGCCGCCTTCGGGCGGTTTTTTAAGGCTCATACCCGCGACCATCAAGGTTATTTAGTCTGTTTTCAATGTCGTAATTATTGGCTTCTAGTTGATCTACATCATTTTCTAGCCGATCAACTCGGTTGCTTATATCCTTGAGCTTTAACAGTTCAACCAGTACCAACTTAACCCATGCCTCAAGTTTGTCGAGGTCAGTAATACTTTTTAGTTCTGCAGGCTCTGGTAGGTTGTCGAGTTCGAATGTTCTTTCTAGTCGCAACTGCGCTTCTGCATTAATTGATCTGCTGTTTCGTTTTGCAGCATCGACTATCTGCTGTTTTAACTCAGATGGTATGCGCAAATTAAACTGAACATCTTCAGACATTTCCCAGTCCTAATATATTGATAGCAATTGTTAGCAAAATATATTGACATAAGTTTAAAATGTTTGCTATGTTAGCAATTGTTAGCAATAGCTAACGGTGAAATGGAGTTAAACATGGCAAGACAAGACCCGCAGGTAAACGTGCGTATACCTGAAAAAACTTTAGAGCGATTTAAAGAGGAAACTCAGAAAGACCGCAGAACTATCACAGCTCAGCTAAATATGATCATTGAAGAGTGGTTAGAAAAGCGAGAAAACCAAAACGAATTGAAAGCATGAAAACTACAGGTACAAAAAAACCTTGCTCCACTACCACATTTCGCAAGGTTCAGTTGCCATCACAGAAGGATGTAAACACATGTCTAATTTAACACAAAATCTAGTAAATCCAAATACTCAACCGTTGGTTATTGGTGATTTTTCTATTCGTCAGGATGAAGATGGTCGCTATTGCCTGAATGATCTACATAAGGCGAGTGGGAATGATCAAAAGCATTTTCCTGCGTATTTCCTTCGCAACCAGCAAACAAAGGATTTGATCAGTCTAATTGAGTCAGAAAATTATGATATGCAAATTTGCATATCAAAAAAACAAGCGGTAAATACCGTTAAAGGTAAAGGCAAAGAACAGGGCACATATGTTGTAAAAGAATTGGTCTACTCATACGCCATGTGGATTTCTGCAAAATTCCACCTAACTGTTATTCGTGCATACGATGCAATGGTAATGCAGTGGCAAATTAATGACCGTCAATCTATCTCACCAGAGCAGCAAGCTTTGTTGCATGAAATTGTTGCTCGTCGTTCTGGTGGTGAGCGAAAGATTTACGCTGAAATGTGGAGTCGACATAATCGGCATTTCAAAATTCCACGTTATGCAGAGTTA